AGATGCTCCTCCAGTAATTGAAGCGACTGCTGCACTACTAAATACACCTAAAGTGCCATCCCCTTTTATATAATCATTAGCAGTACCTGCACCAGCTATTGCTAAAGTACCTGCACCTGTAATTGGTGAACCTGTAATAGAAAAAGCAGCAGGAGCAGAAAGACCAACCGAAGTTACTGTACCTGTTCCACCACCAGCTCTTTGCCAAATACTTCCTGAATAAATTACTGTGTTACCTACAACGAATACTATACCATTCCAAGTACCACCTGTACTAACTAAATAATAATCCCCTGCCGTACCAACACCATCTACAATGTAAGGTGTATTAGTAGCAGCATTCCAAGTTCCCTTATATGAAGAACCTAAAGTTGGTAATTGAGCAGATGGTACTTTTCCATCAGCTCCTAAAGTAGCTACCCCATTTGCATCACCTAAAGGAACTGAAGTAACAACCCCAGCAGTTGCAGTTAATGCACCAGTTAATGTTCTTATTTTTGCTTCGCCAGTTACTTGAATTTGACTCATAATATTTTATTGAAATAATGCTCTAATATATTCCCCTGCTACCAAAACTCTACCAAAAGTCAATACCCCTGTCGCACTTACAAACTTAACATCATCACCTGTTGCAGTTCCTGTTGTTAAAATGTTTTGTGCATCCACACCACCTCTTGAAACGTAAAGACAAGAATAACCTATTGTGTCAGTAAATGTAATTGATGTTTCCCCTCCTATTGCCGTGTAACCTTTTGTTCTAACAGGGTTTGAACCTACTATAATAATTCCTTCTGGGTCTACGCTTGTTCCTGTTATTCCATATACTCCGCTACCTTGTAAACTTATATTATATGTAGCCACATCCTTTTGGGGTGCGTTTATTGCTAAACTTGATATATTACAAGTTCCGTTAATAATAACTAAACCATCAACTCCATTATCAACAACAAACTTAATCTCTATTGGCTCTCTTGCTAACTGCTTTTCAAGCATAAACAAATATGAAAAGCCACTTAAAGTAATTAACCCATCACAGGTTACATTCCAAGTAGCCACATCGTTTTTATATTCTCTAAACCAAGCACTTGTTTGGCTTGTTACCTCTTTTTGGTCAATGTTTACATTAAACGTACAACTTGTACTACAAGCAAAAGCTACGTCTACCTCTGGTTCTACATCTGTTCTATGCCAATAAAGCATTACATTATTTCCAATTACTGCTGCCATATTACAAATTTACGCATTATTAAAATATCTTTTTGGAGTTTCTAAGGTAACATCCCCAATATAATCAACAGTAGCAGTAGAAGCATTATCAACCATAGTAATCTCTAAAAGTTGTATTTGACTTGTTTCATCCATATATGGAGTTGATGTAAGCCTATTTATTAAAAACTTCTTGTTATTATAAGACAAAGCATTTGTGCTTGAATCTTGTATTGTATATGTTTTATCAAGATAAATAAACCCATTTGTGCCTGATATTGCACCTAAATCGCCTTCTAAAGTAGCTATATTCTTACTTAATAAGTTTGAATATTGTCGCATAACTAATTCAGCCAACATACCAAAATCTTCTGGTGGATATCCGTACCTGTACCAATCTCTCCATATAATACCATCTTCATCAAATAATAAACCTACATTATTTTGTATTGGTGATGCACCTTGATATGGATAAATAGCACTATAAGGAATATCAACATCTGTTGCTATTTGAGATGTAGCACCAATATTTCTTGTTATTACAACTTGTTTAATTGATGCATCATTTTGTGTTAATTTTACATTCTTAATATATCCACCTGTTGCACCATTTGCTGCTTCAAACTTAACTCCTATTAAACCTTCAATAGTCAAACTTAATGCTTGTGAATAACCCATTGGTATATCAATAGTGTTATTAACATAAGTATTAAACGTTGAATATGTAACATCCCTAAAATGTACTGAAGTTGACCAAATATCATTATCTCTTAAATAGTAAGTTACTCCGCCAATGAAAGCCGTTATATAAACTCTTATTTTATCCCCAGCATTTGCGCCTTGTAATTCAAAAGACAAGGTAGCACTTGTACCATACATTTTTGGCAAATATTCATAAGCCGTAGGTAGTGCAAAATAGTTTTGTATATAAGCATTGGTACTGCCACCTAAATAAAAAACTTCATATCTATTTGATTGGTCTTCTGGTAATACAACCAAAGTTGCTCTTGATGGTGAAACCTCAAACTCACTCCAACCATTTGCTCTTAATGAAGAACCAGAACCAGTAGTAAATTTAAAAGTTCCGTTATATATATAATTATTAGCATATTCATATGGCAAAGTTGATTGAATAGTTGGGTAACCTTTTCTAACTATTTTCGTTTGACTATTATTTACAAAATGAACATTACCATCTTGATATGGTTGTATGTTTATTGTATTAGTTAACACTCCATTACCACTAACAGTTGGCACATCATCAACAACATATCTTGTATAATATATTGTGTCAGCTTGTTGATTCATTGGCAAAATATACCAATCACCATTAGCTTGGAATAATCTACAACCGAATGTTTTAATTATATTTTCTAAAATAGTATAATAATCTAATTTATAAAAATCCCTTTTATATTGATAGGTTTGACTAAATGGTTCATCTCCACCAGCATCGCCTCTATCAAACATTCCATCTGCATAATAAGAACAACAAGCATAAATAAATATTGTATCGTCAAATGGTAATTGATTTAAAGATGTGCCTATAATGTCAATTAGCTTTATTAATGAATTTACATTTACATCTCCATCGTAGTATATATATCTAAGAAATGACAATCCATCAATACAATTCATACTTACTTCTTGATTACCTGTTGTAAAAGGAACTTGAACATAATCATTAAGTAAAAAGCCTCTCCATTTAATTACACTATTAACAACTAATTCAACGTAATATTTTGTTTCATCAAAGTTTAATAAGTCAGGGAAATTATCGTAATCATCTTGGTCGGAAATAATAAAAGACACATTTAACTGAGAAGATATTATAGAAGCAATTGGGTCTTCATTTGTGGCATTTGGGACTAAAGAAACATTTGTTCCTATATAAGGAGTAACAGTTGCACCAACATAGCTTTTTTCATATATCTTAACTATTAATGATGTTCCGTTTCTTAACTCTTGCGTTATTGTATATCTTAATCCGTATGCCATTATGCTAAACTAATGTTTTGTCCTTTAAGATTTGATGCCTTTTGCGCTCTATTTGTAGCTAATAATAAATCTTGTCCTCTAAGAACAAATGCACCACCACCATCACCAGCTGCACCAATAGGATTAAAGTTTGTAAATCCACCGCCAGCACCAGCAGTAGGTATTCCTAAAGCTGCCATAATTCCTTTAAATATTAAAGTTTTAATTATCATTGTAGATAATTGAACTAATATATTTTTAAAAGTTTGTTCTAAAGCCTTACCAATATTTTCACCATTTGCCATTGCGCTAAACATTGCTTCAAAAGCTGGTGTTAATGTATCGGTAATTCCATTTGCTATTTGTAATTGAGTATTATATCTTCTTAAAGCAGCTTCATTTTTAAATATTTGGTCAGCCGTATATTGTTGAGCAAACATTGGCAAATCCTTACTTAACTTATTTGGTGTTTCAGGTGTTGTTATTTTATTTTCTGTTTCAATAATTGCAGTTGTACCAACCTTTAAAACTCTTGCTTGTTTACCTAATTTTTCAATACTTTTTGTAGTATTATTAGTTGCATTAGTAGCTTCATTTGCACCTTTAGTAAAATTAAAAAAAGGATTGTTAGCTGATTCAACTAATAAATTTTTAACTTCAACTCTTGTATCTATTATTTCATTTTTTAATGCATTCCCTTCTTTTCTTGCCTCAATGTTTTGTTTTTTTAATTCTTTAGCTGCTACTGCTTGGTCAACTGCTGCTGAGATTCTACCTTCTGCAATTAATCTATTTTGTTCATCAATTGTCTTATAATAATCTCTACCACTTTGTACTATTTTTTTATTTACATCATTTAACGCCTCTGTTTTATCTGCAATCTTATCAATGTATCTTGTAGTTAATGCTTGATTAACTAAAGATTGTGTATATAAATCAACAGCTGCTCTTGCTTGGTCAACATTTGTAATTGTTGAAGCATAAGCACTATTTACTTTACTTAATTCAGTTACAACTGCTTTTAATGCTTCTGCCCTTCTTTCTTCGCTAACATTTGCACTTTCACTTATTATTAAATATGATTGTAATCTTATACCTGTTTCGCTTGCTTCGGCTCTTGCATCTCTTAAACTTGTAGCAAATTTATCTTCAACTTGAGTAGCCTTACTTGTTCCATTTATAAAATCCATTATTTTAGGACCAAATGCAACAATAATAGATGAAACTGCACCCAAAGCCAAACCAATACCTGCTGGACCCATTAAACCACCTGCCATTGCTTTTAAAGCACCACCTGTGCTTCCAGCCTCAACTTTTAATCTTTGGAATGATTCTAATAAAGGGTTCAAGTTATTCGCAATACCCATAAATCCATAAGGAGCATCCTGTGCAACCCTTGATAAGTTTGATAAAGCATTTGTGGCTTGTCCGCTAACATTACCAAAGTTTTGCATCTCGGTTTTTAAACCTTTAGATGTCTTTATAAAGTTATTTAAATTTGCTAACGCTTCTGCCGTGTCAGCAGTTATAGTTAGTTTTAACGTTTCTTGTGCCATTTTATTATTTTACTCCATACAACTTTAATGTCCTTGCTAATTGCTCTTGTGTCAATTTTGGCTTATCTTCTTCTTTTTCATCACTTGGCAAAGGAAAGAATGATTTTAAACTCTTTGGACTTTTTTCACTTGTATTTACTTTATAAATCAAGTATGCAACCATCCTTGTTCTTTCCCATTCTCTTACTTCCTTATTTTGATAAGCCGTTTTATACAACAAAAATTCTCGCCACGTCAATTGCCAAAACTCGTTAATCGTTAAGCCAACTTCAATAGCGAGAATAATTATTGAGTCCCAACTATAAAACCCTAATTTTTTTTTTCGTCCGTTTCCTTCTCTGGCTTTAAATCTGGAGTCATTGAGTCTTGCATATATTTCATAAACTCAACCAATTGTCCATCTTTTGCCGATAACCCACCAACTTGGTCTATCCATTCGCACACATCAAATTCATCAAAGTCAATAGGCTTTTTAAGGCTCTTGCATCCACTTTCTGCTGCGGCTTGAACAATATGAACGATTGTATCTAAGTCATAAACCCCTCCAGATAAAACCTCAATTAGCTGCATTAGATTTTTATTCTCTAATTCGCAAAACCTTTTCATTGCCCAAGTACCCCACTTTAAGTGGATTGTGTTGTTGTTAGTCTTTAATTCGTACATAGTTTTTTATTTATTATACAGTTTCAGTTTGTGTGATAGGAGGAACACTTACTACGAAAGTTGCAGTAAATTTAACATCATCTTTATCGTCAGCAGTTACACCGAAATCGCTAATAAACACTAATTGACCAGCACCACCATAAGTGATATCACCTGAAGATGGAACTGCTTTACCCATTTTAATTGCGAATAAAGTTTTAGCAGCGTGAGCAGCATACAATTGTTGGTAGCTATCTTTAGCTGGAGTACCTGTTTCATCAATCGCAAAACCTTCACACTCAAAAGATTGAGAAAAAGAAGGAGCTGGAGTGTACTCGTTACCACATTTAGATGTTGCATCTATTGTGTCATTAGTCGATGTTAATGAGTTAGATGTTAAACAAGCAACAGGCTTGAATGTTCCATCATTGTTTATGTCAGCTAAAAGAATATAATCTCTCGCGCTTACTTTTGTTTCTGGCATTTTATTTAATTTTAAATTTGTGTTATTATAATGTTATAAGTTATCAATACTCTAAAAACGTTATCTAAAGGATTTAAGCCGTCTAAGTTTCTTACACTTTCAACACTTAAACTTGATGCCGTGAATCCGTTTGCCAATGTAATATTGGTGTCTGAATTTATTGCCGTCAAGACTAAATTGCTTATAGTTTCAGCACGTTTATAACCAAAGTTAGCATTTTTTGTAATAATATCAACTGTGATGCTAATACTATTTGTGTAACCTGCTTTGCCTTGGTCTTGGCTTGATGTCCTTCCAGTCATAACAATATACTCATCGCCTGCTCCTTCTGGAGCAAAACCATCGTAAACAACCAATCCACTTGCACTTGTCAAGTTGGTAAAAAACCATTTCTTTATTTCTATATTAGGATTTAGCATCTAACAATTTTTTTAGTCTTTGTATTAATTTAGGCTTTTCTACTTCATAAGCTGGTATTAAATATGGTTGTGGTCTAATGCCATTCTTCAATATTTTTATAGCTAAAAACCTTGCCAACTTTTCATCTTGTGAAGATTGTACTGCTTTGCCGCCTAATCTTCTTTGACTTTTTACACTATAAGTACCAGCTAATCCTTTTCTTTTTACCCACAAAGTTAACGCTTCAATCATATCACCTAAACTACCTCCTTTGTTACCTTTAAATGTTGCAGCATAATCTTGAAAACCAGCAGGTATTGAAACCTTGCCACCTGTACCAAATTCAACATAAGCACCATAAGAAACTCCAACCTCTACATAATGCGTTAACTTATCCTTGCTTGTTGCGTGAATACTTTGTCTTAAAGTACCCATATTTACAGGCGCATTTCTTTTAGCATCCCTTTCAATTTTTAATGTTGACGCTGACATCTCTTTAGCTATGTCATTAGCTATCTTACTATTAAGGTCAGCTAACTTCTTCTCAAGTCTTGGGATGCCAGATAAGTCTATTCCAAATGCCATTATCTGTAAATTATTAACTCCAAGAACCTATTTTGATTCTCAACGTTCTTAATAGAATGTATCGTGTATCTTGACCCTTCTACATCAACTTCGTATGTGCTATTTATTGTAACTCCAAAACGAACAAAAAGTACGCTTCTTTGGTCGAATTGCAATTCTAAGTCATCTATTGCACGATTTTGATTATCTGGTCTTAAATCACCCCAAACTGTGCTTTGTAGGGCAAATGTGGTAGTGAACCCACCTTGACCATCACTTACCCTTGTGGGAGCATAAATTCCAACTTGACGAGTCATCGTGTTGGCATCAACGTAGTTTGCTTTCGCTTTTCCTAACTTCATATTATAAAATTGGGCTTATTCTTGTCCATCTTTGACACGCTTTCCAAGTCTTCTCACAAATACCAGAATCACTATCTAAACCTCTATTTTCATAGTCATAAGATATTTGGTCTAATATGGCTAATTTAAGGTCTTTAGGAATTGTTGTAGAACCAGCAAAATATGTAGCTTTTAGATTAGCATATCTTGGGAAACCCAATGTAGGATGTATTCCACCAATTAAATCATAATCTGGGCTTTCTATTTCTAAACCATCTTGACCCATATCATACAATTGAAATGTGTTGATATTTACTGGACCAAATGGTATTGGGAAATTACCGCTTACATTGTTAAAAAATACAACTATTTCTTTTTGGATTAAACTCAATCCTGTAGCTACTTCAACCGCTTCTCTTGCAGAACTAATCATAATTTCAATTAGTGCATCTTCTGCGTTAGTTGTTATTCTTGCATAACTTTTAGCTTCTGCTAAGGTTACAGGCTCACAAGTAGAACCCAAAGGCATTGCACTAAAGTCATTAATATAATTAGAATAAGACATATCCTTTTTTTACAAAATTACTTAATTTATTCCAATAAAAAACCCCCACCGAATTGGTAGGGGTCATTATTTACTAAACCTTTAGAACTATACGTTTCCTAAGTCAGCATAGATAGCAGAAGTAGTCAACATTAAGTTGATGTCTTCGTAACACTCAATACGAGCAGTTACCAAGTTCTTTTGGAAGTTTTCGCCATTCTCATAAGAGAACTCGATAGCTAATCCTTCAACTTCAACTCTCTCTAAGTAGCTATTGTCAAAGATTAATACTTTGTCATCAGTTACCCAAGATGCAGCAACAACTGGAACACCCCAGATTGTGATACCACCATTAGGGTTTACGATAACACTACCAGCACCAGCATAGTAACCAGCAGCGATAGTTGCTTTCAATAAACGAGCCATTTGAGTTTCAGATACTAATGCAAATGAAGCTACAAAGTTTGCTTGCTTTTGGTTTGCGATATAGTCAACTAATTGTAACAAATCGTTAGTTTCAGCAGTTGTAGTTGAACCTGTTGCAGCAGCAGATACAGTAGAGAAAAATGCAGCGTTCTCAGCCTTGAAGAAATCTCTTTGTAACATTCTTGGTAAAGTCTGTGTCATAAATGGTAAAGACTTTAACATTTGCTTAGAGAAAGTAGAGAAACCAGCAAGGTAATCGTTAACAACTTTAACTTCAGTCAAAGAGTAGTTGTTCTCACCTTTGTTAGAACCTTCAGTTTGAGCAGCAATATTGTTAGTCAAACCGCTATTCTCACGATAGTAAACATAAAGACCGCTTTCGCTTCTTACAGTTGGGATTAAATCTCTAAAGTTTAAACTTTGAGAAGGTTGGATAGCTGGATTAGGAGCATAAGATGCTTGTGCATCACCAGTTAAGTTACCACTTAAAGTCATTGTCTTAACATCGCTTAAATCTAAACGATACTTACCATTGTTCTTTAAAGACTTCTCCATTGCATCGAAATTGCCATCTAATTTCTCTAAGATAACTTGGTCGATGAATTTTACTTCTTTCTTCTCAGCTTTCTTTTGAGCAGCTAATTGACCATCGATTTGTTTTTGTAACTCGTCTTTTACAACAGTTACTTGTGCAGCCACCTCTTTAATTTGAGCTTCTGCATTAGCTTGAAAACCTTTAAGGTTCTCAGCCATTTCGTTGATTAAATTTTCCATTTTTACTTTTTAAATAGATTGTTAAATTGCTTAATTGCCTTTAATACTTCCTCATTATTCTTTTCTTCAACA